AATTGGCAGGAAATCGCCAAACACATCATGGAAGCCTATGCGGACGAAGACGAAGACGAAGGCGTTTTGGAACATGCCGCTTGGCACGATACAAGCGCCGAACTGACTTAACCATTCAACTGCATAGGGGCCACACTATGCGAGTCACTCCCATTCTTCCCATCATGCCTAGCGCGCGGGTTCCTGCGCGTCGGGTTCACCCTCAACAACCCATCAAGAAAGAACAGAACCATGACAACCGAAACAAAGAAGCCCAGGGGTTTCGCCTTGCTGAGCCCGAGCCGCCGATCGGAGATTGGGTCTATGGGAGGCCTGGCCGTTAAGCCCGAAAACCGCGCATTCTCAGTCAATACAGAACTTGCGTCCAAGGCCGGAAAGATTGGCGGACTTGCCAAGAAACGGCTTGTCACTGACCGGGAGGGCGGACAATGAACCTGACCGAACTGACCGAACGTCGAGCCGTCATCAAAGCCCAGCTTGACAAGGCAAAGAGAGCCCATCGCTCTACGCGCGAACTGCAAAGGGACTACGAAGTCCTGACCGCAGGCGTCATCGCTGAAAAGATGCGAGCCAAACGCAGCTTGCCAGAGGAAGCCTTTCAGCCGTGTCACCTCGCCCGCCCCGATCTATGGGACACCTTCTGTCGCCTGCAAGGCCGTCCGAATGAGCCGTCCGATAATTGGTCTACTTGGGACGTTGTGATGCTGTTAACGAAGAAACTCCTGGAAGCCTCACACACGCCCTCAGGAGCCCCGCAGCTACCCAACTAGCTCACACCACACGCAAGGCGGTCAGGCGGGCCTTAAAACCCGTCTACCGCACCCCTTCTTTGAGTTGCCGCTTCTTCTTCCAATAATCAGTCGCTGATAGAACATGGTCGGGAACGTTTCGAAGATCCCGCTCCTTCGCCTTGGGGGTGAAGGCCGTCACGTTGCCCTGTTCGCGAACCCGCCGCATCCAGTTGCGCCAAGTCGCATCCCAATCGGCCTTAACGCCTTTCTGCCCAGGAGCCGATCTAGCCCAGTCTCGAAACTTCTCGAGCTCGACATTCTCCGCTTCGAATTCCTTCGGTTTCCAATCCTCCGAAAGGCGAGCGGCGCGCTGTGCGCGCTCTTTTACTTTTGGGACTTTACACTCTGTCTCTGTCTCTGTATCTGGGGCCGTTTCAGTAACGGTTTCGGAACGTTCCCTGAAACGTTTCACGCGATGGGTCGAAGTGTCTGATTTGTATTGTCTTTCATCCCATTTGTGCATAGCGTAATGGCTACCGTTAGGGCCACCGCTCAGGGAGTCGATGAGCCCCCCGTCAGACAAGCGTCTGAGCACCGTCTGGCAGTCGTCTATAGACAAGCGAAGCGCGAAAGCTATGTCAGGGACGGCGGGCAATTTGCCGTCATTTCGACATGTGAGGCAAAGCATATTCACCCAAGTTTTGAAATCAGGTGGGTCTAGCTTTTGAACCTTTGGGTCGTCCAGTGCCTCTTGATAAAATCGGAACCATCTGGTCATGCGGCCCTCACTTGCAAGCAAACAACGCCGTCGATCCCGTCAACGATAGGGTGACGTATCCCGCGCAGACCAATGATGCGGTATCCCGAAAAGAGCTTCAACTTTTTGATTGATCGAGACCTGGGCGACCGGCAATCCAGCTCAATCGCTACATTTTCGCCAGCCTTGGAGGCTACAATGTCAATGCGCCCATTTCTGGTGTCGCCTAGCTTGGCAGTTGAAAATTCTAGCTGCACAAGAAAGCCTGAACGTTCCAACGCCCTGCCAACTTCTTGCTGCATCTCCCGCGCGTGATCTGTCCACAAACCCTTTTCTAGGATTTGCTCGACTTCTGCGCCTATCGTCATTTTATTGCTCATCTGTTTGCCTTTCTATTAGGAGGCATTGCACGATGAAGCTCGCCCATGTATATAGGGGGCGTGTTCCAACGCGCGCGCACACGCTCGTTGTTTCGAAGGCTCGCCGGACTCCCCCGCCTGGCGGGCCTTCTTTTTTACTGTACACCCCCCCGCGCATGAGGCAAGCCGTTTGCTTGCGCGTAACGCTTCAAAGCGTGCAAGACGCTCGTGTGATCCACGTTTGACCGGCGGGCTATGTCCGCAATGCTCAAATGAGGGCATTCGCTCGCGACCCGGTGCCAAAAGTAGCGCCTGGCTTCCACGATGAACTTCTGGCGACGCTTCCCCATCAATATTTTGACCGGCACTTCTGTTTCCCGTGAAACATCCACAAGCACCTGTTGAAAGTTCCGGCGCGTCGTCTCGATCTTCTCCCAAGGGCATTTGTTCACAACCAGAATGAAATCGCGCTTGGGGTCTATCAGCGGCTTCACCGGAGGCGCATTGTTCACATACAAGACAAAATCAGGAATTTGTGCAGGTTCCGGCGCCTTCACCAGCTCTTTTGGCTTTGGTGGTGGTCCCTCCCTTAATCTTTTTCTAACCTGTGCATAATGTGTGCATAACTCACGCTCGTAATCACTCAACATCTTGATTTTCCTCTTCTTTTTCTTCTGGCTGCGGCAGGTTGACGCAGGCGTCTAAACCCTTCGCAAGAAGGTATTTTACTGCTTCAGTCTCGCTTTTGAAGCGCTCATTGAACCGAAAATCTTCGATGGCCTGCGCCATTTCGTCGCTGAGTATATATACACGTCGTTTCATGTTGGTCCCCTTTTGATTGACAATAAATTGTTAAACCATAACGCAAGTCTATTGACAAGTGGTAATGATGGGCTCTAATTGGGCCTGTCGCATCAGACACACGGGGACAAACATGGACGGATTTAGCAAAGAGGAACGAGCGCAAGGATGGTACGCTACGGACAGCCGCAGAGCGGTTTCTGGCGGACTTTACGAGGTTCTAAGGGAGAAGTGGGGCGAGATTGAGCGCCCTGACCTTTCGGGCATTGAAGCGGTTCGCATGGGGCTCATGATGCAGCCCGCGATTGCCGACATTTTTACGGACGTGACGAAGATCAGCACCTCACCGCTTGATGATCTTGGAATACATCGCACCCAGCCTTGGCTACGGGCTCACTTTGATTTTGTGACTGAGGACGGTGGCCTTCTGGAGGTGAAAAACTTCAACATCGCTACCATCAACAAGTACTCGGAAATGGACGAGCCGATCCGCATACCGGAAGCCGACTACATCCAGTGCCTGCATGAGGCCGTCGTCCGCGATGTTCCGCACGTCTATTTCGCGGTTCTGTTCGGTGGTCAGCAGTTTCGCTATTACAAGTTGGAATTCACGCCTGCTGAAAAAGAAGCTTTCATACAGCGCGCTGCGCAGTGGTGGGGCTATGTAAATTCTCGCATGTTGCCAGAGCCGACTAACTCTGAAGAAGCCACAATACGTTTCCCCAGAAGCATGGAGGGCTATGTTACCGCAGATGCCACCGTTGAGGCCGTTGCGAAAGAACTGCGCCATGTGAAGAACCAGATCAAGCAGCTCGAAGAATACGAGGAAAAGGCTACCTTCGTTCTCCAAAAGTGCATGGGCGAGAACAGCACTCTGATGAACGTAGCTGGCGAGACGCTGGCGACGTGGAAATCAGCGAAGGGCTCAAAGCGCTTTGATGCCAAGGCGTTCAAAGAGGCCCTTCCTGATACCTATGCACAATTCGAAAAAGAGTCCGCCGGTTCGCGCCGGTTTTTGGTGAAATGAGGTCACAATGAGCAACATGATGGTTCCGTGGAACGACCAAGAAAGGATGGCAAATGCCATTGCCAAATCTGGCCTCTTTGGCCTTAAGAGTGCTGATCAAGTCTTGGCCCTCATGGCCGTTGCGCAGGCAGAGGGACGCCACCCTGGTTCGGTGGCCCGAGACTACCACATCATCCAAGGCCGACCGGCCCTCCGTGCGGACGCGATGCTGGCTAGGTTCCAGCAAGCCGGGGGAACGGTAAATTGGCTCAAATATGCGGACGACGAGGTGAAAGCTGAGTTTTCCCATGCCCAAGGCGGTTCTCTCACATTGTCCTGGACACTCAAGCAAGCCAAAGAGATCGGTCTTGCCGGAAAGGACAATTGGAAGAACTACCCGCGTGCCATGTTGCGTGCCCGTGTGATCTCCGAGGGAATTCGTACTGTGTACCCTGGAGTTCTCACGGGAGAGTACACCCCTGATGAAGTCATGGACTTCCAGCCAGCGCAGCAAGCGCCCAGAATTGAGGTTTTGGAAGGTGAGCCTCTGAAAGAAGGAATTGCGCTCTATGTCCCTGACGCGGACGGCTCTGTGAAGGTCTACAAATGGTGCGCTGGCGACGAAGAGTGGAAAGACACCTATTTGGACCTTTTGGAGAAGGTGAGAAACGCCAAAAAAGTGTCAGAGGCTGAAAAAGCCGAAAAGCTGCACTATCTGAAGGAATACAACGAGGAAACCATCGCTAGGCTGTTTGGCGAGGAAGAGACTGAGGTGGAAAATGGCTGATTACAAAAACAAGGACGGTTCAGGCGTTCTGTTCTTCAACGAAGACAAGAAGCACGAGAAAGCACCCGATTATAAGGGAAAGCTCATTCTCGACAGGGACTACACGAAAGGCTCAGAAGTGAAGATTTCGGGATGGCGAAAGAAGACCCCGAAAAACCATCTTGTCTCGCTGGCCGTGGACAACTATTCCGCGAACACGGACAAGCAGTGGCCGAAACCAGTCAACGAAGACGAAACGATACCGTTTTGAGCACCATCGTTTTCGTCATTCCAGGAACGGCACGGGGGAAGCAACGCCCCCGTTTCGCTCGCACAGGACGCGTCTATACGCCCGCGCAGACGGTAAATCAGGAGGCGTATATCAAGATGTTGGCGGCAACCGCTATGCGTGGTCTTTCCCCGCTCATAGGCCCATTAGAGGCTACTTTCAGCATAAGCGTGGCAATACCCAAAAGTTTTACGGGTGAGAAGCGAAAACGAATAGAGGAAGGAAAACTATTTCCTACTTCAAAACCCGACATAGATAACGTGGTTAAGCTGTTATGTGATGCGATGAATGGCGTGGTGTATGGCGATGATATGCAAATTGTTGACT